CATGGCCGGCGCGCAAAATGGTCACGCGCACGCGCCCCGGCGTGGTCATGATCGCGGTGGCATCCCGCGCCCAAGGGGCGGCACCGAGAGCATGGTACACATAGGCCCCATCTGGCCCCGCAACCGAAAAGGCGTCGGGCGCGAGTTGCACCCGGCGCCGCAGGCGCGCATCGTCTTCAGCGACCAGTGCACCGGTCTCGTCCTCAACCTGCATCCGAGCCGTGGCGAAAAGCGCCGCCAGATGATCGAGGTTCCTGCCATAGGCCGTGGCCAACAGCACAGACCGGGCAGCATCATTGATCCGTGCGCGCAGGAGCAGTTCGCGATAGGCAAAGGCCTCGATCAGCTTGCGCGCAGGCTCGCTTTCGAGATCGATGACGCCGGCGATGTCCGGAAACCGCGCGACGAGATCATCGCGCATGTCACTGACGATCGCCTCATAGTCCAGCGTCTCGATCACGTCCGGCGGCGTCAGACCGGAAAGGTTGATGGCGGTGAAACGGCTCATGTCTCAGCCTCACGCTCTTCGATCAGCACCCCGTCGGGATTGGCATAGGCGTTGATGCGCCGTGCGCCCTCAACCGTGAAGTCGCCATAGGTCGCCCGTGGCCGGTACTCACCCTCGAGGAAGAAATGCAGCCGTCCGTCCCGGGTCACCTCGACGATCTGAATGCGGGTCACCCGGTAGCGCGGCTCGAATTGCTCGATCGCGGACGTGACCGCGGCAAACCACGGCGTCACCTCATTGGGCGTAATAGTACGCCCCAGCAGGTTGGGAACAAACGATCCATACCATTCGCGCATGATCCGAGCGCCAAACCGCGTGGTGAAGATGTCCTGCAGGCTCTGGGCCACATGCGGCCAGCCCTCGATTACACCGCCCGTTACGGCGTTCAGGCCGACAGACGGGTTCGTGCTGCGCGCGGCCATCACTCAGCCCTCCCTGGCTCCCTGGCCCTTATTCGTCACCAGCACCTTCGCCAGCGTCCTCAACCGCAGCTGGCTTGGGGTCGCTCTTGGCACCTTTCCTCGCCTTGCTGGCGGGTGCAGTCTTGCCGGTCTCGGACTCGGCGTCAGGCACATTCAGCCGACGCAGCGTGCCCAAGCGCAGCTCATGCTCGGCCTGCCTGTCGGTCAGGGTCAGCACAGTGCCAACGCCAGTATTCGTCTGGCCGGCAACAAAGCGGCCAGCTTTCTCGGTGATCGCGTATCGGTTCATTCCGATGTCCTTTCCTGCATGTCGCGCCTTACAGCCAGGAGCGCGTTCAAGGTTGGCGGCTCCAACCTTGAAACCGGCGCACCTTATTCCCCGGCAAACACGTCTGGTGATCCGGCAGCCACGGAGGATCCACAGGCCACAGGATCGCCAATCCGCCCAAGCTGACGCCCATTGGCAAAGACCGTCGCAGACCCGGAAGCCAGCACGCTGGCATGGGTCTGTGGGATCGCCGGACAGGTATGCGCAGCCCATGTGTCTCTCTGGCGGTGGACCGCGATGCCGTTGGCAAAGACATCCGGACTGCCGCCGGTGCTCAGTCGGGGCGGCCAGCACCCATGCCCGGTGCAGGCGTCGCCGCGGCGGGTGACAGCTGGCATGGGGTTTCCTTTTGGGTCAGTTCAGATCAATCCGGGCACCGTTGATGGTGACGCCGTCTGCGTTCAGCACGATGCTGCTGCCATTGGTCGAAAGGGTGATCTCGGCCGCTGTCATCTTCAGGAGCGACCCGCCCACATCGACATGCACCAGATCATCTGCGAGCGTCATGCGGACATTGCCATAGGTGATGACATTCTCATCCCCCGCGGTCGACGGGCTGGGATTGCCCGCGTGATGGGTCAGCGGCACCGCCACCGCCTGTTGGAAATCCCCAGACGGTGACATCACCGTAAACTGCTGCCCAACCGACGGTGGCGTGTGCACGCGCAAAGCACTTGAGAACTGGGCATAGGGCAGCCAGGGTGACAGGAACCGGCCCTGCCCCCCATGCGCCGGCCCAAAATCCAGACGCATGCGCTGGCGTCCAGGATCAACCTCCGCCACCGTGCCGTGGCGCATGACGCCCGCAACACGGCGCTCCAGATCGGTGACGCGTGCGACAAGCTCGACGATTTCGCGGATCGCCATGGCTACGATCCTGGCTGCGCAAGGTCGAAATCCGCAAACGTGACATCCGAAAGCGGTTGTGGGTCCGCGTCAAGATCCGCGATTGGCCCGATGCCGATATGGTTGGCCACCTCCAGAGGGAGGCCAAGCGCTTCCGCAGCCCGGCGCCAATCGGTAAGGGCTGAGCCATCAAGCTCCGTGCGCAGCAGGTTTGCGATATTGGCCAGTATGGGATCGGCCTCCATCAGAGCCAACGCCTCCCCCCAGGCGCTGTTTGGCGCGATTGTGTCACCCGACACTGGCGTGTCCACCAGATCGGAGGTCAGCACCAGCTGCCGGGCCGCGAAGCGCACGCCGTTTTCCGAGGACGCCCCGCGACGTGAAAGCCGCCGGGTCACCCGCGGCACAAGTTTCATCCAGACGCGCGACCAGGCATTATCATTGCGGGTCAGCGCTCTCGTCACTTGGTGCTCCATGATGTCGAGCGTCAGCTCCATCCCTTCGTCCGTATGCGGAATTGCGATACTGATCTGGCCGCCGTCGCCATCAGAGGCGGGCAGTTCGACGCGAGAGGCGATGGCGATCTCGATCACCAAATCACAGCGATGGGCACCGCTTCCCAGATCGCGGCCAGTCACGTCGAGGGCGTGCTCATCGGTGGTCAGCACCAGAAGCGGTTGGCGGTTTTCGGCGATGGTCTGATCAATTGGGTCGACCGCGCTGTCGAACACTCGTGGCCCGGCCAGCGTTCGGTCCCGCAGCGCACGGGCGGCGGCGAGGCGCATGACAAGGCGCGTCAAGCTCATGAAAGGTCATCCTCTCGGACAAGGATCAGGGTCAGATCGCCCATGTCAGTGTGATGGACCGCGCTGATTGCGTAGACTGGGCGCCCCGCGCGGTCGATCAGCGTGATCGCATCCCCCTTGGCAGGCAGCGCTGTCAGTTCCTCCACCTGTGCCTTGCCAATCCAGAACTCAGCAGCGGCGGTCGACAGCTTGGTCATGCCCGTCATTTGCACGCCCTGTGCCTGGCCCCGGAGGTCCTGCCGCGCGGGGCCAGACGAGAATATGCCGTAGGTCGCTGTCGCTGCGCGATCAGGGTCGGTGCTGGGTTCAGTGTATTGCGTGGACATGCGAGGGCGCAAAAGGGCCGGTTCGGCGAAGACCGCCTTGACTGCTGCGCTGGTGTGCGCATCCAAGTCATTGAAAAGAGACATGATGCCTCCGTTTTCGGACGATATTTGCGCATCTTCCCGTATTGGGAATTTCTGTTGACACAAGTCTGACACGCTGCTACTTTCCCAATATGGGAAGGGGCGCCTATGCGGATCATTGCAAGACAAACACTGACAGCTTTCGCTGATGCTCATCCAAGCTCCAAACCGGCGCTTGAACATTGGTACCGAATAGCGAAGGCGGCTGAGTGGAACGCATTGGCAGACGTACAGGCGGCCTTTTCCAAGGCAAAAGTCTTGAATGCAGAACGTGCCCGCTTTGAAATTCAAGGTGGCAACTACCGCCTCATAGCGGCGTTCAACTTTCCAAGACAGATTGCCTTTATCAAGTTCGTAGGAACCCACGCTGAGTATGACAAGATCGACGCCCTGACCGTATCACAATATTAACCAAACTTCTGAAAGCCCCACACATGCAACTCAAACCTATCAGGAACGCGAGTGATCACAGGAAGGCACTCGCACTTATTGAAGAACTCTGGGATGCCGCCCCTGATACTGATGAGGGCGATCTGCTCGATATACTTGTCGACCTGGTCGAGCATTACGAAGAAAAGCACTTCCCTATTTCAGCTGCTGAACCTGTCGATGTTATCAAGGCACACATGGACGCAACCGGCCGCACCCAAAAGGACCTTGGTGACCTTTTTGGATCAGCCCCCCGTGCGTCTGAGATTCTCAAAAAGCGACGCGCCTTGACCGTCGATATGATCCACAAGTTGCACGAAGATTGGGGTATTCCATCTGATTGCCTTATCCGCCCCTATCATCTCGAAGCAGCCTAATATTTATGTCCGCTTACCGGGGATCAGCACCCGCGGGCGCGTGCAGTAATGCAGCGCGTTCATCTGGAACTCTAGGTTCACGCCCTTGCCGTTCTGCATTTCCCACTGCTTGCCGTAGAGGCGCTGGCCCGGCGTATTGACCGTCTCGATGTAGTCTGCCGGAGCGTAGACCGTGCGGAAGAGCCCAGGCACGCCCGAGGGCACAAGATGGCACTTGTCGGTGTCGATGCCGACGTTTTGCCCACCGCGATAGTTCATCCAGGTGATGCCGCCGAACTCGAAGGCGCCGTAGATGCCGGAATTGCCCGAGTTGATATAGGCGTTTCGCAGCGAGGCTGCGTCTGCATACCCCTTATAGGTCTCACGCACCTCTTGGTGGGCGATGAGATCGTCGAAGAACGCATCGCCACAAAGCGCCATGATGCCCGTATAAGGCAGACCGTCGAGGATGCCCGCCATCTGGCGGATGACGCCGGCGCATTTCTTGCGGAGCGCTCCATCGGCGGCGCTTGCATTGTCGAGGTCGAAGTCCACGACGGCCTGCTGGCTTTCGCCAAACTCGGTGAAGTAATCGAACAGAACCGAGCCATCAGCATCGAGCAACTGGCCGGTCTTGAGAATGTTCAGCCGGTGATATTCCTCGGTCAATGCGAAGAACTGGCTCGCCTCGGCTGCGCGGTCTGCGATTTTCTGCTGTAGCCGTTCGACGGCGACCTCCTGGCCGAAGGCGCGAACCTGCTGTACCTCGTCGGCGTAGATCGCATCGTCCACTTGGAAATGCGGGACCTTCAGCATGCGCACGGCGCGTTTCGATTTGTCGAAGGTTTGGCCCGGCCCACCACGCGGGCTGGCCGAGACCAGCATGCGGTTTTGCTCTTTGTCCTTCTCGATTGCGATGTCGAGCGTATCGATGCTGGTGGTCTGGAAGAGCCCCATCTGGCCGATGCGGGACGGGGTGTATTTGATCTCACGAAGCGCGTCCGTGAGGCGCATGACGCTGAAGGCGTCCTGACTGAAGATGTTGAGGATCGACATGGGAGGTCCTTCTATTGCGTCGGCGCGCCAGTAACTGGTCGCGCAAGATCACCCCGCGGCCCGAGGGCGCAGGAGATCAGATTTCAAGATGTGAGGGTTGGGTGCAGGTGGCGGTGGTTACCGCACGATAATGCCAACGGCCGCCAAGTCAGCTTGGGCCGCGGTCTTTTCTGCCGCCTGATCGCGATCGGGATGGTAGGTCAGGATCTTGCCACTGACCTCAGCATCGCGAGTGATGGCGGCAATGCCAACATCACTGGCCGTGGCATCGCAGCCATAGAGCGCGATCGCCACGGCAGTCTGACTGCCATCGGTCGCACCCACAGCACTCGCCAGATATTTGCCGCTGGTGGTGATTTTGCCAAGCACGGTGCCCGGGGCGATGATGCCCGCACCGCTGGCCATAGTGATCTTTTCCCGCGAGCGCTGACCATTAGCCTCGGTCATCAGGAATTCGCCGGGATGCCGGCCTTCAATGAGAACGGTCATGGACGGTCTCTCCTATTCAGCTGAAGCGCGCATTGGCCTGGGTGATGGCTTTCGCCCACCCGGCCGCGTTGCGTTCAGATCGATTGCGATGATCGGCCGGGGTTTCGGCCCCGAGTTCGGCCTCATGGGCGGCTCGGTCGGCGATGGAGGCGGATATGTTGGCTTTCGGCGAGGCTGCGAGCACCTTGGCCGCGTCGGCCGCCGTCATGTCAGTTTCAAGCGCCAACACCAAGGCCTGCGCCTCCCGACCTTCCGTTTCCGGCGCCCTCAGAATGGATTTGATGCGCGCTGTGGCCTCCGTCTTGCCGGCAGTGGCGCCTGCCGCATGGGCTTCCGTCCGGGCAGCATTGACAGCCGCCTGCAGATCAGTGGAGCTGATGGCAGAGACGTCCGTCGCGGGCGCCTCGGCTTGGGGT